ATCAACTACTGCACCATCTCGACGAATACGCTCGATGGCTTCTGCGGCAACCAGCGAGCCAAAGTACTGGCGCACCTGCTTGACGAGAAGTACGCAGTAGTTAATCCACCGACTCCTCACCCTGGCGGTGGTGGCGGTGGTGTTGGCATCGGTCATCAAGGCCAATGGGGTCAGTGGAGCAATATCCCTGGCATCCAGCACAATATCCCGCAGGTCCCAAGATACGAGCCACCTCGGATCGATCGCGATCTGCCAGCTTACGAGCAACCATGGATCACCGTTGTCGTCTCGAACTTCCTCGGCGATCTGCGTGGCGAACAGACTCTCAACGCGACACCGCAGGTCGAGTTCGTCACTGTCACGAACCTTGACTTTGAAGACACAGACATCTCCGTAAATATCACAGGATTGGAGATGTGATGCTGACCATTGGAACAACCAACACCGTTCGATTCAACGTCGAGATCCACGGCACCTCCGTGGAACCTTCGTTGGTTCGTCTTGTCATCTCGCTGCCGAATAGCGAGCTTGGCTTCGTCGCAACAAAAGACGGTGACAAGTGGAAGGCTGATGTTACAATACCAGATGATGTCGCTGATGGTCAGTATGACATCCGAGTTGAAGTAACGGTCAACAACCGGCTGTTCACACCGCTCAAGCGCCGAGTGCCGATCAACAAGGCAACTTCCGCACCGCCTCCTGAGGCACCAGCGGATGCTCCTTCTGTTGCGCCACCGGCCGTGGTAGCTGAACCGCCGGTTGTTCGACCTCCTATGCCCCCAATGCCGGCGGTTCCAGAGAAGAAGCGTGAGACGCTCTTCAAGCGGATCGTTGAGGATCGGCCGCCTCCAAAGAAAGCTGTCGTCTCCAAGAAGAAAGAGCCGACTCGCATCAACATCGCTGAAATTGTTGAGGAGTCGAACAAGCGATTCGACGAGGTTCTCAAAGAATCCCCATCATATAGAAAGCCGACCAAGGCTGTCAAGCCCGTTGGTGTCACACCACAAACCCCAGTGACCCTCAAGAAGGGCGAGGTTGTATACGAATGAAGATGCTATCAGATCAAGCGGTCACAAAGTCTGACCTCACCGCTGTCGTCGAACAGGCAATGAGTGATGTTGACGCCAAGCAGGCCCAGCAAATCAAGGACCTCAAGTACGCACTTGTGGGCTCCTTCGTAGTGAACCTAGTTGTAACAGTCGTTCTGTTCTTCATCAAATAAGGTTCTAACCTGTGGCATGTGGTATAATAGCCACATGCAATACACCACCGGTCAAATCATTCGCTTCATCGGCGACTCTACGCCCCTCGAAATTGTCGGGTTCGAAATGGACCTGCTTATGACGAAGCGCGAGGGAACCACCAAAGATGGTGTCCACTTCGCCCATCCCGACCAAGTCGAACTCCTCGAATACGAATGCAACGTCGGCAAGTATCGCATCGGCGATGAGGTCCGCTGCATGGGTCTCGAAGGCACCGCGACCGTCGTGAGCTTCTACCAGATGCGAACCACCGGCGAGATGATGACCACCCTCCGCAAGGAAGGTGCTCCCGATTTCCTGTGGAACTCCAACTACTGTAAGCGAGTCTAAAATGTACCCGACGATCTACAAGCTCTCCGACTTGGTGCCGTTCATCGAGTCGAACCCTCAGTTCCGTATCCAAGAACAGCCGAACGGTTACACGGTCGTCTGCTACATGCTGCAGGACGAGGACACGTTCCGCGGCGAGAACGAAGCCTACGCGCAGGAATGCCGTGGCATCACGTTCGATCGCGAGGGCAATATCGCGTCGCGCACGCTCCACAAGTTCGAGAACGTCGGCCAGTCCGATGCGTCCCAGCCGGAGAACATCCCGTGGAACCGCATCGTGCGTGTCATGGACAAGCGTGATGGCTCGATGATCACGTTCCTCGAGATCGATGGTCAAATCGTCGGCAAGACGAAGAAGACGTTCACGTCCAACGAAGCCATCGCGGCAACGGAGTTCCTCAATAAGGACCCGGTGAAGGTCGCGTGGGTTCGCGACTGCCTGCGGCAGGGCTTCACGCCGACGTTCGAGTGGACGTCCCCGCGGTTCCCGATCGTGCTGACGTACAAGCAGGACGAGCTCACGCTCCTCCAAATCCGGCACAACGAGTCGGGCATGTACCCGATGTTCACGCTCCTGAACCCGAACTTCCAGTCGGAAGTGCCGTTCCCGATCGTGGAGAACCTCATGCTGCCGGGCTACGACGCTCGCGACCTCCTCGAGGAAGCGAAGACGGCCGAGGGGATCGAAGGCTGGATCATCCAAGACGACAACGGTCGCATGTGGAAGATCAAGACGCTGTGGTACGTGAAGCTGCACCACTCGGTGACGTTCACGCGCTGGCGTGACATCGCTCGGACGGTTCTCGCGGACGAAGCTGACGATCTGAAGGCAGCGTTCACGATGACGGGCCGCTCGATCGAACCGATCCTGGAGGTCGAGCGGAAGATTCACGCCTACATCGCCGAGCAGGAAGCGGGTCTGAAGAAGATCGTCGAGGAAGGTCGCGGCCTGCCAGGTCTCGAGATGCACACGAAGCATCACGATCACCCGCGCATCAAGCAGATCATGCGAGTCCACCGTGGTGCAAACCCGGATGAGATCAACTGGCGTGACATCTACCTGAAGGAACGCATCCGCGATTGGAACTTGGAAGTCATCGTCCAGAACGAGGACATCGAAGTCCCGACGACGGAAGAAGTGTAACATTTGACCTGACCTGTGTACATCAATGCAGGTCAGGTTATAATGTCTCCATGAACACCGCCACCGCACGCAACACCCGGGAAAATCCTGGACCCTTCCTGACTCAAGCCGAGCAGAACGAGCAGGCACGTGCCAGCGCTCTTTGGCTGTTCATCTTTCCGGCCTGGATCGCCGCAGCTGTCTTCCTGGTGCTCGCTTTCATTGTCGGGCGCATCACCCGCAGTAGCTTCTTGACGAAAATCTGCCTGTTTCCGGGCATGCTGATTGTCACGAACGCCGGCCTCGCCCTCATTCTCCTGCCAACTCGGTTCGTCTACATCGCGATGACAGGCCAGCGACATGCCGAATGGTTCGAATGGGTCGGCGATATGACGCTGATTCGACAGCTCTTCGCCCCGTGGCTCTACAAGTTCTGGTCAATGCTTCTCAACGTGCCGATCGGACCTGAGATTTTCAACCCCGTGATCAACACGAACATGGGCTTGATCATCATAACACAGGTTCTACTTTGGTTCTTCTTTGGCCGAGGTCTCAGCCGCGACATTGCCCGAGCTATCGTCTAGGTCAGCGGGTCTCTAAATAGTCCGAGCGCATATGCGCTCGCATAGGAGACCCATAATGCGTAGAGGTGAACCAAGCCAATCTGCCACAGAGCAGGTTTCGGTTCCATACGAGATGATTAGCCTCCAATCACTGGGGGCTTTCATGCTTTTTGGAGGCGTGGACCAAAACACTGCCTACGAGGCCTGCGAGTTCATCATCAAGGCGAACGTTCTGCAGGCGACTGATCAACCACTCACTTTTCTGATCAATTCCGAAGGTGGCAACGTCAACGACGGATTTGCCATCATTGACGTGATGGAAACATCGCGCTTGCCAGTCCAGACTGTGGGCACTGGGCTCATCGCTTCGATGGCTTTGCTGATCCTCTCAGCTGGCCACAAAGGAACTCGGACGATCACGAAGAACACCGAGATCATGGCGCACCAGTGGATGGGCGCAATGGAAGGAAAATTTCACGAGCTGATGGCAGTCACGAACGAGCACATTCGTTTGAAGGCTCTCTTTGTGGAACACTTCAAGCGGCACTCGAACATGGATGAGAAGCAGATCAATGATGTGCTCTTCGCGCCATCAGATCGATGGCTTACTCCACAGGAGTGCAAGAAGTTTGGACTCGTCGATCGAGTGACCGACTACCTTGATATCCCAAAGATCAAAAATGTGTTGCGATCAACGCCCTCAACTCCTCCAAAGCGGAATTCAAGGTCTTTGAGATAATCGGGTTCTTCTGGAAGGCCCACGCTTTGTCCTCCAGCTGAAGCTGAAGTTCGAGGAGCTGCTGAAAGTTGAGCTCCTTCCACGTGTCCTTTGGTGGGATTGGCTTCTCCGCCACATCGACGAAGTACTCACCTTCGAGGGCTTTGACATCTTGGTCATTCATGTCGGTCTCCTGTTGTGATTGTCTATTTAACGGTGGTCCGCCGTATAAATAGTTCACATCAAACCTTAGAGATGCAGCATGAAGCTTCACCGTCAAGTAGCCATTCAAGAAATGACCGGTCCAGTTCCATACGAACTGACGTTGGCTGAAATCATTCGCGACGGCGATGTTACGAATCCGTACCAAACCTTCGTTCTTGCACTCCTCTCTAGATTCTTCAAAGATGGCCTGCGTGTTGTGTCAGGCGAGCTTGGAGGAATCCTGCCAATCTCTTCTGACGCGACCTCGGTCGGCGTCATAGAGTCCATCAAGAGCCTAACCCCCTCCGAAAAGGTGCAACTGGCAACCTACCTGCTTGACTGTGTCAACGTTGGTGAGTCCGCCCTGCACAGCACACAAATGAGCTCCGCTGATTGGATTCGCTTCGTGCTGCAGAAGAATAACAACTGATGTAGTGCGACCCTCTTCTCCCCATTCCTGGAGGAATACATGGGAAGAAAACTCGCTTTGGCAAAACAGAAGTACCCACAACCGATCAACCCAGAAGGAGCAATCGCCATTCGACTTAAGTTCCGCCCAAATCCGAAGAACGAGTCGCAACGACTCTACGTCGAATCGCTCATGAATGCGAAGCTGACGATCGGTACAGGACCTGCCGGCTCCGGTAAGTCCTTCCTCTCGATGGCAGTTGCCGTTGAGAAGCTTCTTTCGAACGAAGTCTCTAAGGTCGTCATCACGCGACCAATCGTTGAGGCTGGAGAAAATCTAGGCTTCCTGCCTGGTACCTTCGAAGAGAAGATTTCCCCTTATCTGCTCCCACTCCTTGATGCACTGAACGACTTAGTCGGTCCTACGATGGCGAAGAAGCTACTCGAAGGCGGCAAGATTGAGTTCGCTCCTCTTGCATACATGCGAGGTCGGACATTCAACAATGCGTACGTCATTCTTGACGAAGCACAGAACACGACCATTGAACAGATGAAGTTGTTCGTGACACGTATTGGTGAGTTCGCGCAGTTCACTGTGAACGGTGACGTCACACAGTCGGACCTTCGTGGAGTACCAGAGAATGGGTTGGAATGGGTGGCACGGAAATTGCGTGGTTGCTCTTCGGACATCAACGTGATTGAGTTCTCGAACCGTGACGTTGTACGCTCTGAAATTGTCAAGACGATTCTTCAATTCCTGGATTCTCCTGAGCCGCAAGCTCAGCCAGAAAAGCGCCGTGCGAACGGAGCCATGAACGGCCACAGCCGCCATGACTT